CTCGCCATAATGTTTCACCAGCATGAAGCGTGTCGCGATTCCGTCGCCGGTGCCGATCCGTTGATCCGCGTAGCCCGGCTCGCCGGTCATGCCGTTCGTGCTGTGGTCGAACGGATCGCGGAAACGGAAGCCCTTCGCCGCCCCGCGCCGCGCGCGGAAGAAGGCGATCAGCGTCTGCATGTCGGCCTCGGATCGTATCCCCGGCCCCGCGTCGAAGCTCAGCCGCGCGTCGGCCCAGTCGGCGTTGCGCTGTTCGTGCCCCGACGCGGTGGTGACGATCGCGGTCGAGAAGCCGGGCGTCACGCTCGCCGCGCGGCCCAGCGCGATCGGGAAATCCACCTCGTCGAACGCCTGCACCTGTTCCTCCTTGTCCGCATCATGATGGATGAAGCCGTCGCGCAGCACCTGCGGCAGCGCCCACAGGAAGGTTTCGGCGACGCCGCGCGCGCGGGCTGTTTCCGCCGCCGCGTCGATCGCCGCCCATTGTCCGCTGTCGGCGGCGTTGGCGACGAAGCCCGCCAGATAATGCTGGCGATGCGCCGGATAGCCGAGCCGCCCGGTCATCGTCGCGACGCCACGCGCGCTCGCGCCCGCATTCCCCGCCGTCACCCATTCATAATCCTCCAGCTGGAGGATATCGAAGGCGGGGCTGGCCCAGCCCACAGGCGCATTGGCGCGCCGCATCTCGGGCGCGCGCGGGTCGAGCACGGTCGGCATATAGACGAGCAGCAGCGTCTCCGCTCCCGGCGCTTCGCCATGCACCACATCGCACAGCGCCGCCGTCGATTGCGCGAGCAGCGCCCCCGCCGCATCGAGCAGCGCCGTCTCTTCCCCGTCCAGCGGCGCATAGACGCTCGCTATCTCCACCGGATCGCCGCCCAGCGCCGCTTTCGCCGCCGCGTCATAGAGGCAGGGCCGCCCCTCCGCCGTCACCCACCACCACGGCTCGCCCACCTGAAAGCGCACCGGCAGCCCGGCCTCCGCCGCGATCCGCACGAAGGCGCGCGCAATGCCTTGCAGATAGGCCATCGCCTCCGCGTTCGCCGGGGAAAGCAAAGTCGACGGCGGATCATAGCCCGTCAGCGCCGGCGCCCCGTCCGCCGTCCGCTGTTTCCAGCCCTCGGGCGCATGCGCGTCGAACAGTTCGTAGGAGAGCGAGAGGATCAGTTCATGGTCCAGCGCCTTCGCCCGCGCCGCAAAATCCGCATGCCACGCCGCGCACGGCGCGTTCAGCCCCGCTTCCACCAGCAGCGTATCGCCCGCGAGCCGGAAATAATGGCTCATCCCGACATAATGGTTGATCGGCCCGCGATAGCCGAGATGCAGGATGTTCCGCAGCAGCCGCGCCGGCGTCAGATTATAGGCATCGTCATAGCCGGTCGCGATCCGCAGCCCATGCGCCGGCAGCATCGCCTCCCCGATCGCCAGCACCGACGAAGGCCCGTCGCAGGCGATATCGCTCAGCGTCGCCCATCCCTCCGCCGGTTCGGCCAGCGCCCCCGCCGCGCCGGTATATCCCGGTGGCACCAGCGAGACGAACATCCGGTCTATATCCCCCGCCCACACCCGATCCGCCTCGCCGGGCAGCGCGAAGCCGCCGTCCAGCGCGTCGAAATCGAGCGCCACCCGCGCATCCTCCGGCGATCCGCTCGCATAATTCCACAGTCGGACCAGCCAGGTCCGCGCCGCCCCCGCCGCGTCGCGCCCCTCGATCGTCAGCGTCGGCCCGTTGACCGCGTCGAGCGGCCGCACACCCGCCGACCGCCAGCGGAACCGCAGCGTACAGCCCCGGAAATCGCGCGCCGTCTCATAAGCCAGCAGCGGATGGTCGCGCGTGTCCTCCGCTTCCCAGATCAGCCCCGCCAGATCGTCGGTGCGGTAAAAGGCCGCATCGACGCGCAGCGCGTCGGACGCGGTAGTCGTCACCGCCGCCATCATCGGCCGGGGAAAATCGACGGTCCAGAAGCGCGGATCGAACCGCTTGATAGATCCCGTCTCGATCGGCTGCTCGCCGCGCGCCAGTCGCCAGGCCATCGCTCAACGCTCCGCCTGATCGAGCGCGGCGCGCACCGCCCGCGCCACCTGCCGCCCCGATTGCGCCAGCGCGCGCGGCGCGCTCCCCGCCGCCGCATTGATCGTGATCGCCACCCGCACGTCGCGCCCGCTTGCCACACCGCCGCTTTCCACCCGCCCGCTTGCGGTCGGCACGAACAGTTCCGGCCCGCGCTCGCCGACGACATAGGCGCGGCCCGGCGTCACCGGCCCGCCCGTCGCCCGCCCCGGCAGGCCCAGCAACTGCCCGCCCAGCGCCAGCAGCCCGCCACCCCCGCCGCCGCCCAATATCGCCCCGATCCCGCCGCGCACCGCGCCCAGCGCGATCTCGCTCATCGCCGCCAGCGCGGTGCGCTTCAGGTCCTCGAAGCCCAGCTTGCCCGTCCGCACCGCGCGCGCCAGCGCCGTCTCGACGCGCTGTCCCGCCCGATCCGCACCGCTGCCCAGCGTGCCTTCCAGATCGCCGCGCATCGCCTTCACGTCCTTCGCGAAGCCGCTGGTGTCGGCGCGCACGCTCACCAGCAGCCGATCGATTTCCTCATCCATCGGGGAACATCTCCTTCAGCCGGGCCATCTCGCCCGGCGCCATCGCCTCGGTCCCGCCGCCGGTCATCGCGTCGAGGATCGCGGCCAGTTCGTCGGGGGTCGCGCGCCAGAACTCATCGGGCCGCCAGCCGAGCAGCGCCCCCGCCAGCCCCGCCAGCCGGCGGGCCGCGCCCGCGAAATCCGCGCTCATCGCCCCTGCAATATCTGGCAGAGCAGCACGCGCAGCACCGGCGTCGCGCGCGCCAGCCCGCCCGCCGCCACCGCCTCGCCCAGTCGCGCGCGCGTCAGCCCCTCGGGCCGCTCCGCCAGACAATGCCAGAACAAGGCGACCATCTCGTGCAGCGCCAGCCCGCCCCCCGCCGCGCGCTCGACCAGCGCGAACAGCGGCCCCAGTTCGCCCTCCGCCGCGACCAGCGCCGCGAAGCTCGGCCTGAGCGTCAGCGTCTCGCCCGCGACGGTCAGCGCCGCCTCGCCGCGCGCCGGGTTCATGCGGGCACCACCGCGCCCGAGCTTTCGAGCGCCAGCGTGTAATTGCGCTCCCCATTGAAATCGCCCGAATAATCGAGCCGGGTGAGCAGGAACCGCCCGCGCAGCCGTTCGCCGCTTTCGAAGCTCAATTCATAATCGTCGATCAGCCCGGCAAGCGCATTGCTCTTCAGCCGCGCCTCCGCCGTCGATCCGGTGAAGATGCCCGCACCCGACACCGACACGGATCGCACCCCCGCGCCCGACAGCAATTCGCGCCACCCGCCCGAATCCTTGCTGGTGACGACCACCGCGTCGCCATTGATCGAAAGCTGCGTGGTCCGCATCCCCGCCACCGTCGCATATTGGACAGGACTGCCCCCGTCGCCGATCTTCAACAGAAAAGCGCTACCCTTCTCCGCCGCCATCCACTGTCTCCTCGTTGAAGTTGAACCAAAAGAATGCCGTCATTCCGACGAAAGCCGGGGTGAGGGAGGGAGTGTCCTCCACCGTCCCACCCAAAAATCCCCGTCATTCCCGCGCAGGCGGGAATCCATAAGCACCAGCCTTCGAAACCCAGGCGAAACGCCGCGTTTATAGATTCCCGCCTGCGCGGGAATGACGGGAAAGGAGGCGTCACTCCCCCCAGCAACCTCGTCATTCCGGCGAAAGCCGGAATCCACGGACGCGGCTCGCCCGGAAAAGAAGCGCACCGCCTCCATGGACCCCGGCGTCCGCCGGGGTGACGAGAGGAGGGCACCGCCCCAAAAAAGAGCCGTCATTCCCGCGCAGGCGGGAATGACGAGGAAGAAGCCTCCCCTCGCCCCACCCAAAAAACCCCGTCATTCCGACGAAAGTCGGAATCCACAGACGGCGGCTCGCCCCGAAAAAGGGAGCGCCCCCCTCACGTCGCCAGCGTCCGCGCCCGATAATCGATGATCCCCGCGCAGGACTCATTCCCGTAGCGCACCACGCGCGAGCGCAGGAAAGCGAGACTCACCAGCCGGTGCCCGTCCAGGTCGCGCGCCATCGCCTCGATCGCCGTCTCCGCCTCGGCCATCAGCCGGTGGAGCCGCGACGCGCTCGCCCCGTCGTCCCACAGGCTCACGGTCAGGCGATGCTCGCGCCCGCTGCCCGTCTTGTGCCCCGCGTCGCCCGTCGCCCACACGCCGATCCCGGCATAGGGAAAGGGCGCACGCGGCGGCGGCCGATCGAACAGTCCATGGATCGCATCGGCCAGCGGCGCATGCGCGTTCAGCGCCGCGACCAATGCCGCCTGCACGGCCTCGCTCGCCCCGCTCATCGCCGCAGCCCCGCGATCAGGGTGGCCAGCCCGCCGCCGAAAGCCAGCCGCTCGGCCAGCCCGCGCCCCGACAGCGCGATGCCGTCCTCCACCCGCTCCACCGTCAGGCCGGGCAGTTCCGCCTCGGCCGCCTCGGCCAGCGCCGCTGCGACCCTGCGGACATGCGGTTCGGCGCGCGCCTTCAGCCGCGCCGCCAGTCGCTCGCTCATCGCTCTTCCTCCGCTTCGAATAAGGTCCGG